TCCCGATCAACCCTTCGGCTATGTTCCCCGCTATGCTGAATATAAATTCGCCAACTCTCGTGTTGCGGGTGAAATGAAGGGTTCTCTTTCTTTCTGGCACCTTGGTCGTATATTTGACGACGAACCACAACTTAATGAACAGTTCGTTGCCTGTAACCCTGACCCCAGAATTTTTGCCGTCGTCGAACCTACTGTTGATCACCTTTATTCTCACATCATCAATAAAATCACTGTCAAACGCAAATTACCGCGTTTTGGCATACCTACAATCTAATGTGTGATTCGCCTTTTTACGTACAACCCACTAAATGGGCACCGGATAAAATTCCGGTGCCCTGTGGGCGTTGTCCTCCTTGCAAACTCCGCCGTGTAAATCAGTGGGTGTTTCGTATGATGCAGGAGGAAAAAATCTCTACTTCTTCTCACTTTGTAACTTTAACCTACGACACTACTACCGTTCCTATATCCGATAACGGCTTTATGACGCTAAAAAAGAAGGACTTTCAAGATTATATGAAACGCCTCCGCAAACTTACTCCAGGTGTGACTTTGAAATACTATGCCGTTGGTGAGTATGGTAGTAAAAATCGCCGACCTCATTATCATGCTATCATCTTTAATTGTCCGGACCCTCAACTATTTTACGACGCATGGTCTCTGGCTGCCGTCCCTATTGGTGCTGTACATATTGGTAATGTTACTACTGATTCGGTGGCTTACACCATGAAATACATTGATAAACAGACCTTTAAACGCGCTCACTCTCGTGATGATCGTATATCAGAATTTTCTTTAATGTCTAAGGGTCTGGGCGCGAACTATCTTACTGACAATATGGTTGAGTATCATAAAAAAGATACCACCATGCTTTACGTAACTAAACTGTCTGGGCATCGTGTATCCATGCCCCGCTACTATCGGAATAAAATCTTTACTGACGCTGAAAAACGCGCCCAGGTGTTTCATGTCCAGGAAGTAATGTCTGATCTGGAACAAAAAGACCGCCTTGAGGTTTCCCGCCAATTTGGCGATAGAATGACCTATGAGGAAGTCAAGGATTCCGAAAAATACGGGCGGTATAAAAAATTCTACAATTCACAAAATTCAAACAATCGTAAATTATGAAAATTCTTAATGCGTTCACTTATGTAGACCACAATTCCTATGAGGGTAAACTAGTTATTGGAGAAAAAAATACTGGTATCTCCCTCACTGTGCCCGATCAGGTGCCCTCCCTCGCTGAAATGCTCCGCCGCTATGTACGCGGTGGAGATGTTCAAATGTTTACCCCTGTCTATACAGACGATGAAAATATACCTGATAACCTGGAGCGTATGAATGAAATTGAGCGGATAGAACTCGCTCGTGAAATGAAAACTGCTATCGACGTACATCGTGATGCTTTAAACAAGCGTCCTTATATCGTTCATGACAACCCTGATGGAACTGTCGATGAAGTGGAGGTAAAATTCAAAAAACCTCGACAAGAACCTACGGAGTAATCATGCTAACGCTGGTTGGGAGGCTTCCTTCAGCCGACTAACCAGCCTCTGCCCCTTTTTCAGGGGCAGAATACGCTACGCCCCTCTTGCATTGCCGTAGGCAATGAACCTGACCTAACTCGCGCCTTTTCCGTAGGAAAACAGCGAATCTAAAATGCCATTATTTCTCTTGATGTATAATGGCTTGTTGACACTCGTGTCAATTAAGACGAGTCCCTAAAAAAAATTTGTCAATCTGAATGCGGAGCACTTATATTTACGCGACAAATGACAAAAACAAATATATAAATTTAGGCTCGTCTAAAAAAAACGTTGCGTCCAGGACGCAACTATAAATTTAAGTTCACTTAAAAAAAACTAATTATGCCTGTACCTGTAGTACCCATAATTGCTGCCGCCGGCGCTGTTGCCGGCGCTGGAATAAATGCCGGTATGACCGGCAAAATGAATCGTAAATCGATCAACTTCTCTCGCGAGATGTACAACCGTCAACAACAAGACGCCCTCGCAAACTGGAATCTTCAAAATGAATACAACTCTCCCCAGGCTCAAATGAAACGTTTTCAAGAGGCTGGTCTAAACCCTAACCTCATCTACGGCCAGGGTAATTCTGGCCCTTCTGGTAACCTTGCTGTTCCTGACGTACAATCCCCCCAATTTCGTGCGCCTGAATGGGGTAACGCTCTCCAGGGTGGTATGTCCACCCTATCCCAAATGTATGATCTGGAAATCAAACAGGCCCAGGTTGATAATATGAAGTCTCAAAAATCTGTCATCGATGCCGAGGCTTTATTAAAACTGGAACAAATCGCTTCTACTCGTGCTGGTACAAATCGTTCTAAATTTGATCTCGATCTCGATACGGAACTTCGTCCGATTTCCGCCGACGCTCGTCGTGAGGCTTTACGTCAAACCAAAACCTCTACTGATATTGCTCTGAATCGTGATGCTCGTGAGGCTGCTCTGAATGCTTCATCTGTCCAGGAAGCCGCTGAACGTATGCTTACCCTTATCGACAACCGTAAAACTGCTGCTCTTTCTCGTGCTCATACTCGTGCTGATATTGCCCGTGTAAATGAAACTACCGCACAGATAAAACAATCTATCGTTAATGCTCAAAAGGATGGTACTTTAAAAGACCTTGAAATTGAACTTCGTAAAATGGGTCTTAGTCCAAACTCCCCAATGTGGTCTACCGTCGTCGGGCGTGTTCTTTCTGGTACTTCAACTATTCCTTCATTCCTTCAACGCCTTTTCGGCTCTGATTAAATATGCCTCGTTACGCTCGTCCGTCTCGTTTCCGTAAGGCTTCTATCCGTTACACTTATGTTCGTAGGAAGTCTCGCCGTCGTGGCAAATCTATTCTTTCACATTTTAAACGTTAAAACTATGCGTCGTTTTCGTTCTCGTCGTCGTGGCCGTCGTGGCCGCCGTTCTTCTAAGGCCTACTTCGTCTCCCGGGGTGGTATAAGGCTTTAGGCCGGCACCTCAAAAAACCTATTTTTCTATTATTCATTATTTAACTCTGTATTTATGCGTAACATTTTTAACTCCGTACTTCTTCCAAAGGTTACGGAAAACCGCTTCGATCTATCCCATGACTTGAAACTTTCCTTTTCTATGGGTGAACTCGTCCCGTCGTGTGTTCTCGAGGCTTTACCCGGCGATGTTTTTAATATATCGCCTACTACTATGCTTCGCTTTGCTCCGTTAATTTCTCCTGTCATGCACAGGGTTCGTGTCCAAACTCAATTCTTTTTTGTGCCAAATCGTCTACTTTGGCCTGAATGGGATAAATGGATCACCGGCGACCTGGAAACCGAAGCCCCTTTTATCTTCTTTGGCTCTGGTGTCACACCTACCAATTTTGCTACCGGCTCTCTCGCTGATTACCTTGGTTATCCTACAGACGAGATTACAGAATATGCTTCCGGCACTGTTTCCCCTATGCCAATGGCCGCTTACCGTCTCATCTGGGACGAATACTACCGTGATCAAAATCTCCAGGCAAAAAAATTCGTCCCTCTTGCTCCTGGTAACAATGGCTCTCAATATGGTCTCGACCTTACCGGTACCGAACAACCCTACAAGCGTGCTTGGCAACATGACTACTTTACTGCTGCGTTGCCTTTTGCTCAAAAAGGTGATGCCGTCCAGGTTCCCCTTACTTCCCAGGACAATATACCTGTAGAACTGTCCCCTCTTCCCGCTGAAGCCCCTGGTATCTTCAAAACTCAGGCAGGTGTTGCAATGGCTGACGGTCCCGTTCTGCAGGACGGCGGTGTCGCCCGCGTGGATACTGGCTCTCCTACCAATACTGTCTATGATCCGAACGGCTCACTTACGGTTGACGTCCAAGCGGGCGCAACCGATATAAATACCCTTCGCCGTGCTTTTAAAATTCAGGAATGGCTCGAACGCAATGCCCGTGGCGGTACTCGTTACGTTGAAAGTATTCTTTCTCACTTCAATGTCAAATCTAATGACGCTCGTTTGCAGCGCCCGGAATACATTGGAGGGTCCTATCAAAATATGGTAATTTCTGAAGTCCTATCAACCGCTCAAACTGGTGATAATACAGATATTCAAAATCCTGTTGGACAGATGGCAGGTCACGGTATTTCTTATGGCGGTGGTAATAATTTCAACTATCGTGCTACTGAACATGGCTTTGTTATTGGTATCATTAATGTCCAACCTGATACCGCTTACCAGCAGGGTTTGCATCGCTCCCTGTCTCGCTTTGACCGACTTGACTATGCTTGGCCTACGTTCGCTAATATTGGCGAACAAGAAGTGTTGAACAAGGAAGTTTTTGTAAACTCTGAAAATCCCGATCAACCCTTCGGCTATGTTCCCCGCTATGCTGAATATAAATTCGCCAACTCTCGTGTTGCGGGTGAAATGAAGGGTTCTCTTTCTTTCTGGCACCTTGGTCGTATATTTGACGAC